GCACACGGCGCTGACGTGCTTCCCGCGCCAGCCGCTCGCCGAGGGGCTCGCATGAGCGCCGTCGCCCTCCGTCCGGCGTTGGCGATCGAGGGCATGACGTCCCGCCTCGACCTGGCCTGGCTCGCGGAGCGGGCGCGCCAGGCGGACGTGGTCGTGGAGGTGGGCTGTTATCAGGGCCGGTCGACGCGCGCCCTGGCGGATGCCTGTGGCGGCGTGGTCTACGCCGTCGACACCTGGGACGGGCCGTGCCTGCGCGAGGACGGCACCGAGACGGGGCGGGACTGGGGCGTCTGGCGCGCGTTCGCCAGGCATCTGCGCCACCACATCGCGTCGGGGCGCGTGGTGCCGATGCAGACGTCCTCGACGGAGGCCGCGCGCGTGCTGGCGGGCCACCGCGTGCAGGTGGACCTGGCCTTCATCGACGCCGACCATCGCAAGGCCGGTGTGGCCGCGGACCTTGCGGCGCTACGGCCCCTCATGCGGCCGGGCGGCCTGATGGCCGGGCACGACTACCACAACGCGAGGTGGCCGGGCGTGGCGCAGGCGGTGCAGGAGGCGTTCGGCGACGCCGTGCAGGTGTATCGCTCGATCTGGTGGGTGCGCGTATGACGCCGCGCCTGATCGCCGGCTACGACGGCGACCGCTACGCGCGCCTGGTGCGGGTGCTGGCGGCGACCGCCGCGCGGCACTGCCCGGCGTGGGATGTCCGCATCACGGTGCTGCCGACGGTGACGGCCGAGGCGTCGAAGCTCCGGCACTGGCTGGCGGCCGTGGAGGATGCCCCGGACGGCACGCCGATGCTGCTGATGGACGCCGATAGCGTCATCCTGCACCCGCTGGACACGGTGTGGGACACGCCGTTCGACGTCGCCTGGACCGCGCGCAACCCGGCGTGGTCGCCCTGGCCGAACAACGGCGGCGTTGTCTTCGTCCGCGCCTCGGACGGCGTGCGCGCGTTCCTGCGCGACTGGCGCGCGGCGCTGCTGCCGCTACTGCAGACGACGGGCGCGGTGCGGAAAGACTGGTTGGCCCGGTTCGGCGCGGTCGAGCAGGCGGCTCTGGCGCAGACCGTGGCCGCGACCACGCTGCAGACCGTGGCGCTGCCCTGCCTGGAGTGGAACTGCGAGGACAGCTCCTGGGCGCACTTCGACCCGCAGCGGACGCGCATTGTCCACGTCAAGGGGGCGCTGCGCGGGGCGCTGTTCGGGAAGCGGCCCAGCCCGCGCCGGGCGCCCCAGGTGGCGCCCATCGTCCGCCTCTGGCTGGACCTCGAGCGGAGCCTGGCCGTCGACCCTGCGCCCCGTGTGTCGACCAGGACGGCCACGCCGCGCTGGCCGCGTCCGGCGTCACCGACGCGCCCCTACCGCTTCGCCGCGCCGCTGCCGAAGCTCTACACGCCGGCGTGGCAGGCGACCCGGATGAAGTATGCCGAGCCGGCGCAGGCGTGCTTCGATGCCGCCGTGGACCGGCTGGGCGCGCCGGCGTCGGTTCTAGACGTGGGCTGCGGCACCGGGGCGATTGTCACCCACGCGCTGTCTCGTCGGATGGACGCGATTGGCGTGGATCTCTCGATCGTGTCGACGAACGGCGACCCGCTGCGCCATGCCGACCTCACGCAGCCGCTCGACCTGGGCCGCACCTTCGAGTGGGTGCTCTGCTGGGAAGTGGCCGAGCATCTGCCCGCCGACGCCGCGGACACCCTCTGCGACAGCCTGGTGCGGCACTTGGCCCCGGCGAGCACGCTCCTGCTCACGGCCGCCAGCCCGGGTCAGGGGGGCCAGGGCCACATCAACGAGCAGCCGCCGGAGTATTGGCGCGACCGCCTGACGGCGCGGGGCCTGGTCTTCGACGTCGACTACACCTCGAGCGTCGCGCGGAAGTGGCTCGCCGCCGCGCCGAAAACGCCCTGGTACGGGCACAACCTGCAAGTGTTCCGTCGGCCGGCTGCCGTGCGCGCGGGAGTGGGACCGACCGTCGCGCTCACGGTGCGTACCGCCGACCGCCGTCCGCAGCCGAACTATCTGGCGTCGACGCTGCGGCATCTGCACCGGCAAGGGGTCGACCTCGGCCAGGTGCATGTGTGCTGCACCGCGCCGACCACGCACTGGCTCCAGGCGGAACTGGCCGGTCTGCCGGCGGTCGCGCAGCATGTGCCCGCGCAGGTGCTGACGCCGAACGACAACGGGCTGGCGCAGGTGCGCGCCGGCCTGACGACCGACGCGGAGTGGATCGTCCTGCTCGAGGACGACCTCACCTTCTGCAAAGACTTCGTCGGCAGCCTGCGGCGCTGGCTGCGCGATGCCGACCGGCCCGACCGTCACGTCTTCCGGGTGTTCGGCTTCACGCAGGCGAAGCATCCCCATCGGGCGTTCTACGACTGGCCGCTCGAGCAACTGCGCGGATCGCAGGCCATCTGCCTCCGGCGCGAGGACGCCGTCGCCTTCCTCGCCTGGGGCACGCAGCACGCGAAGGACTGGTGCCGGGTGACGCCGTGGCGCAACAGCTCGGCCGATCCGACGATCGCGTTTGACAAGTTCGTGGCGGCCTGGGCGACGGAGACCTGGCCGCGGACGCCGGGCGTCATCTCGCATCCCTACTTCGTGAAGCACATCGGCGACAAGAGCAGCATCCACGCGCGCGGCGTGCGCAACGATGCGCCCTTCGCCGGTGAACAGTGGAGCTACCGCGCGCAGGAGGCGACGGCATGAGCCTGATTACCCTCGACCAGGCAAAAGCGCACCTGCGGATTGACACGCCGAGTGTGTCACCGGTCGACGCCGCCGAAGCCGACCTGCTCCTGAAGATGCTGCAGGCCGAGTCGATCATCCTCGACTACCTGAAAGTGCCGGCGACGTCGCCCGAGCTGTGGGACGAGACGACGGTGCCGCCGCTCGTGCAGGCGTCGGTCCTGCTGATGCTCGGCGAGCTGTATCGGTTCCGCGGCGACGACGTCGAGGCGCCGTCGCACACGATCGGCGACCTGTCGCCGGTCATCACCAACCTCTTGCGCCGGTATCGTGACCCGGCCCTGGCCTGACCATGCCCAGCGGACACCTGCGCGATCGGGTCACGTTCTACAGCCCCACGAAGGCGACGGATAGCCTGCGCGGGCAGGCCGTGACCTACACGACCGTCCTGGCGACGGTCTGGGCGCACTGGCGCGGGCTGACCACGCGGGAGACGCTCATCGCCCAGGGCCAGCAGACGCTGCCGGCCGTGCGCCTGGTCATCCGGTATCGGGATGGCATCACGACGCAGCTCCGGGTGCAACGCGGTGACGAGGCCGCCCGCTACGACATCGCCTCGGTCAATGACCCGGACGGCCGGCGGATCTGGCTCGACCTCGACCTGGTGGAGGCGCCATGAGCACGGGCAAGACGGCGCTGACCGCGGTGGTCACGGCGGCGATGGCGAAGCTGGCGGCGGGCTCGCCCCCGTTGGCGGCGGGCGGCGTGTGGGACTACGTGCCGGCCGATCCGACCTGGCCGTTCATCTGCCTCGATGCGGCGGACGAGGTGCCGGAGGACAGCTATAGCACGCAGGGGCGGAAGGTGCATCTCACGTTCGCCATCTTCAGCGACTATCAGGGCCGGTTGGAACAGTTTGCGCTGCTCGATGAGGTGATTGCGCGGCTGCGGCAGGTGCCGCTGGCCGGGACGGGATCGCCGGACCCGCTGGCCGGCTGGGAGCATATCGTCACCTGGCACACCGGCAGCCAGGCGGTCGGGCGGTTCGAGGTCGGCAACACGCTGGCCGGGCAGACGCTGGTGAGTTTCGAGGTGCAAGTGGTGGAGTCGGCGCCATAACGGGGCCGACGTTTGGGCGTGCTAAGCGCCCGTGGGAAGGAGCAGTAGGGCTATGAAGTACGCATCCCCAGACGTCAAGGTCTACTTCGGGCCGGGGAGCCCGATGGAGGACATCACCGAGTGGTGCACGGGGCCGTTCACGATGGGCGGCGTCGGCATCTTCGTCGACGCCACGCCGTACGGCGCGACCGCCGTCGTCAATCACCCGGTGGGCATGACCGACGACCCGGACATGGTGCTCGAGGGCCTCTTCGACGACGCCGCCGACGGCCCGCACGAGGCGTTCAAGGTCATCAGCGGCGCCGGCACGGCGGCCTACACCCTGATGGTGACCTACGGACTCGACAGCCCGGTCACGACCGCGACGCGGCTCGTCCATATCGGCAGCTACGAAGTGCTGTCGGAAGTGAAGAACGTCGTCAAGTTCCGCGCGACCCTGAAGGCCGCCGGCCCGACGAGCTGGAGCTAGTTCGATCCCGGCGCGGAGGGGTCAGGCGAGGGCCCCTCCGCCCCATCAGGAGGGCATGTGGCGTTAGGCAAGCGCGGCGCGGCGGCGCGGAAGGGCATCCCGCACGAGCCGCAGGAGTGGATGGAGTTCCGCCGGCTGTCGGCGTATGAGCTCGAGGAGCGGTCGAAGCCCGGTGGTGACCTGGCGTCGGACACCTGGGGTGCGATGTCGATGCGCGAGCGGTTCGACCTGGCGCATCGGTGGCTCGGGGCCTGCCTGGTCGCGTGGAGCTACACGGAGGCGCTCACGGAAGAGGCGCGGACGCAGCTCGACGCGCCGACGCTGCTCTGGGCCTACACGGCGGCGGTCGCGCACAACTTTGTCGGGGAGACACCTGAGGAAAAAAAACCCGACTCGCCGCCTTCCACACCTGGTTAGACGGGGCGCCCGGGGCGGCGTGCCCCGAGGCGTGGCTGGTGAGTCTGGTCTGTGAGGCGTTCCACTGCCGGCCGTCAGAGGCGCGCGAGGAGCTCGGGACCGACCCGGAGCGGCAAGCGTTGACGATCCTCGAACTGCGGGCCTACGCGGAGACGAAGCGGCAGCATGACGCGGTGAAGAAAGCGGAAGACGCCCCGAAGGGGCCGATGGCAGACCTGGTCAGGGAGATCGAAGTGGACCTGTGGCGGGAGCGAAAGGCGCGGCGTGGCTGACAAGGTCACGTTCCGGTTCACGGGGGGCGACCAGTTCGTGGCCGACCTGGGACACTGGCGCGATCGCTTGCGCGCGGAAGTACGCCAGGCGGCTATCGACGAAGCAAATACGGTGGCTTCGATCACGGCCGCCAACTATCCAC